TCTGCTTGAAGGATGCATCAAAGATGCCTTGCACCATGTCCGGATTGGTCTGCCACAGCTCCCTCATGGTTTGCGCCACTCCCGCATTGGAGATGTTTTCAAAGTTCAAGGCGACCGCCTTGTCGGCGATGTCCGCGATGGATTGTATCGGAAGATTCTTGGTGAAATTTAAAAACTGTCCTTCCGTGACATCCCTTTTAAAACTGTCCATCGCCGCGAGCAATGTTTGTGATGGAACCTTGTGTGCGATGGAATCAAATAAATAAATAACCCCGTCAAATTTCTGCTTCCTTGTTTCCTCATCCATGTTGATGTCGCGAATAAGTTCAGCTTGGATCATGTCAATGGATGTAAATACGGAAAGTATATGATCCTTATCAATGCGCTTGTTTGCTTCTTTATTTACCGCATCCGCAATTTCAATCCATTCCAGTTCAAAAGTTGACTTGATTTGATTTCCAAGCAGTCCTTTGGCATCCTTGTTGTTCGTTACATAAGTTCGTATTAAGTCGTTTTTTTTATCAAGAAGCAAGGCTCCCATCTCAAATGGATCGTATTGTATAAGTTCAATAGTGCCATCCAATGATACATTTTTTTTACCACGATATAATTCTTGTTCGTATGTTTGCAGCTCCCCCTTCATGGAGAGAACGGCGTTATTCAAAATGGTCTTGTTCTTGGCATCTTGCAGTGAGGTGGCGAAATCAACAACGGCGCTTCCCGCTCTTGCCGAGGCATCCGCCAGTTGCAAAAAGGGGGATGAAAGGGATCCGCTTGGTAATAAAAAATTAGGTTTGGCTCCGGGTGTAACTTGAACCTGGGTGCCGGTGAGTTCTTCTGCTGTGGGAATTTTAACCATAATTAATAATATTTATTCCAAAGTTGTCCTGTCGTGGCAGCTCCTCCCAATAAGGAAGCTCCCGCCTGATATTTATATCCTAACGCCTGGTTCCTCGCCGTCATGTTAGCGACATCACCTTGCATTCTTTCAAAGACCGCTGCATCCATTTGCTTCTTCACGCCGATGGCTGCGTTGTAATCCATCACCTTTTTTTCAAAAGCGACAAGTTCCGCATTATTCTTTATGACCTTTTGAGGGGTGGAAGTCGGATCACCGTCATCCAGGACAATGCCGTTCTTCAAATAAGCGACATTCGTATAAGCAGCCTGGCTTCTCGCGATGCGGTCAAACTTGATTTGATTAATGCGGTTCTGCTCATTGATTAACTCTGCATCCCTCTCGGTGATGTCCGCGCGGTAATTATAAATCTTTTTATTGTACGCGCCTTCTGTTTCCGCAGCATTGGCTGCGCCCATGTATCCAAGAGTGGATACAACGGTTGTTGCCGCTGATGCGGCTATTGCCAGTGGTGCCATTATGTTATCCTCGCAAAGCGAATGAAGTCCTTGCCTTCAATGTCGTATTTTTTCATTAAACCTTCTTCCTTGAAACCCAGCCACTTGGCGAATCTAATTCCTTTTGGAAAATCAGACCGTACGGCTGTTTGTAATCGTACAATCTCATGTTCCTGATATAACTTGTCCAATCCTTTTCTTATGGTGCGCGCAGCCAGGAGGGGGTAATCCCAAATCTTATTGGATCCAATGACCCATCCTTCAAACACGCCGTGCCACATCGGCACAATTCCACCGCTGCAAATAAAAGAGTTGTCCTTGACGGCGGTGAATGACTTGTCTTGAAACTCCAGATTGTTAAAAATGTCAAAATGATCGGGATCCATGCCAATCTGCGCGGCGTTGGTTCCCTGGCTCATCATGATCTTTGCGTGATCTGACTTAAATGGAATAAGGTACATTATCCCTCATTGCTTGTTAATCGCGGATACACCGCCAACACGGTCATTGGCAGAGGTTGTGTTTGACGAATGATGATTTTTGCATCCGTGCTGTAATCACCACGAAACTCTATCTCCTTGTCACCCGTGATCGGCGTGATCGCCGTGCTCATCGGCATGCTACCCGTGCGAAAATCAATCGTTTCCATGTCCGTTTCATCGGATCCGACTTCCGCGCCAACCGTTTTATAAAAACGAAGCGTGACATCGTGAATCCTTTTTATCTTTCCCTGGGATGTGCCTTCCTGACTTGGCACTTCCAACGGCATTGTTTCCAACAAGGATGAATATCCCAACCCCGCCTGGACAACGCTCGCTGAACGATCCAATGTTACGGCTCCGCTTGAAACCGTCTTATCAGGATGACTTGAGCCATCCGCTAAAATGGAAATTGTCTCCCCTTCCAGGTGGTCAAGTCCGGTGATGGATGTTGTCGCGGTGCTGTCGTACGTCAAGCCGCTGTCAACATAAAAAGCATCCTCAATGTCATCCCCGTAATCATACGAGGAAAAATATTCCACATACCGCCTGACCGAACCATTGATGATTCTTTTAACGATCATGTAAGTCGTGTCCTCATTAAGATCACCCGGTATGGTCGCCACTGATTCAGCCATGGTGTTGGTGAAAATGTTATCCGTTTGCTCGCTCGTATGAGCTGATGTTAAAGAAACAAAAGAGCTTAAATCCGATCTTGTTGATATTTTAAATTCATTGTCATTAATTTTTTTAACATAATATTTTGTATTCTCGGACAATCCTCCGATCGCGGTTCCGGTGTTATCATAATAAATAACATCATTCGTGTTCAGTCCGTGCGATGCAGAGTGCAGCGTGTCATTCTCAATGTTCACACCCTGGTAAATGTACTGCGTTGTATCGCTGCTCGGTGCCGTTGTTAAGCTAATCGCCGTTCCCGCCGTGGCATCAGCGGATGTCGCAGCCAGCTTAATTGTATTACTGTCTGAACTAATCAAGTAATACAAGGTGTCCGTCTTTAATCCTCCAATCGGATTGGATGCCGTATAATAATACACGGCATCACCCGTTGAAAAACCATGGGAGGAAATGGTTATTGTGTTGCCTGATGTTGAAACATTGCTTGCGTTCGCCGTAAAACTTTTTGATTGTTGTATGATGTTTTTAGTCGTGTCGGATTTACCGCCAAGAATATGCCGGTGCCATCCTATGACATTCTCCACGCGCTGATAAGTCATCCCCGCCAGGATGCCGTCTGTCTTTGTTGTCCATACAATGCTGTCCGGTTCCTGTTGATAGGACAGTTGCGTGATTCCACTCTTGGTGACATGCTCCGCCAGGATTGTCAGATCCGGCGCGACATAAGAATCAACATTGTAATCATAAACTAATTCGCGTAACTTCCTTTTCGCTCTCTGCAAGAACAAAGTCACGTTCGCAACCGGTATGACATCCACATTGGCGGATCCATAAGCCGATTGTCTTTTAATCTGTATGTTCGTTGGCGTGATAGGCTCCGAGGTGCTTGAAGCTGTCGCCGTAAATTCCCCGCCAGTCGTTCCAATGATCAAGGTGCGCATGGAGGAGAGATACCTCACCGCGTTCACCTGGTCAGAGCCGATGGTGAAAGTCAAGGCATCATCCGCATCCGTTCCGGTCGTTATGTCCTCAAAGTCACCCGCCACGCTGAACCATAATTTTTGTGGAGCGGTGTTGGTGTTCGCAAAAACCAGTCGTTCCTCATAAATCGCCACGCAACTCGGATAGTTGTTTGTGGAGGTGAAAGGATCTGAAGTTGGCGCGTAGTTTCCGATAGTCCAGCTTGCATGCGCCGACCTGGTTAATTTTTGCGGCTTGTAAGTCGGATGCACGATGTACATCGTGTCCGCAGACTGCGCGAATTTTAAATTAAATAAATCCGCAGTCGCATAAGTTGTTGTAATTTGATAAATTTTATTAATCGTTCCCGCGGAGGAATAAGTCGTGTAACCGGAAGTGTCCACATTGCTTCCATCCACGTCTTGCAGTTCAAAAGTATTCGTTGTTTTACTGGCAACCTTGAATGTCTTGCCGTTGACTTCGGTCATTCCCACGACACTGGTAATGATGACAAAATCGCCATCGGAATATCCGTGCGAGGATGAAGTGACAACCCCTGGATCAGCTCCCGTGATCGCGGTTATCGTCTTATCCCCTTCGGTTATGATTCCCCCATCCTTGAAGAAACGGATATATAAATTACCAAACTCCAGGACATAGGTCTGCGTTGTTGAAAACTCAAAGGGAATCAGCCTGGTTGATAAAGAACTTGTCTTGACTTCGTGAATGAATTTCGTTCCCGGTCGGCGGCTTGCGCCTCCGTGCGGATGAATGGTCATGTTCTCCATGATCTTGCACCCGTTGAAATATTTCTCTAAATCCGTTCTTCCCCTCAACCGCGGGGATAACTCCCCAGCCGTGAAGTTGGTTAATGCCGCTGAAACTTTAGGCATTACAACCTTGAAGTTATAAATTCATTCGCTTGAAAACGATTCACCGTATCAACAGAATTTTCCGCCGCATCGGCGTGCCGAGCTTCTCGTAATTTTAATTCGTATAACTCATATAAGCCGCGCACCAATCCGTTGTTCTGCGTGATGGCAAAGCATAATTCATGCGCCAGTCTCGCCGCGACTGTTTCACGCAATAACGTATCAAATTCATTAGGATCGGTAATTTTCGCCACATATAAAATTTTAATCGTGCTTTCATCACTCAATATCTTTCTTCCTTCAACGCGATATTCCTCACCCGTTGAATCCTCAGAGTATTGTGATCGAATGACACGCAAACAATCAGAAGGCAGCGTGTACTGATAAGAATATTCAAATGCGGGTGTGGCGGTGTCTTGCGCCAGCTCCACGCGTTTTAATAAACAGTTCCAGGGATGCGCGCGAAAAACCGCATCGCGTACCGGTTCGTAGCGCTGGTTCAATAACCGTGCATTCTTGGAATCCTCCGTTAAACTGACAATCCTTGTCGCTCCCAAAATATTTAATGATGAATTACAAATTTCTACTACTGATGCCATGATTTCCTTTAAAAAAAATAATTAAAAAAAAGAGGGGGATGAACCCCCTCTTATTCGACTTTTAGTCAACAATGTAAACGATGTAACCTACCAGGTCATCACCATCCGCTATTGCCTCGTCTTGTGAAGTGGCACGAAGAACAACTCCGTCTTTGCTTTCAAAGACATGAGTTCCACCAGTTGCTTTTGTCGCAGCCAAGCCGCCTTCCATATCGAAGTAGCCGACTGTGTCAACATCTTCCCCGTCAACCAATCCGTTAGGATCAGCCGAGGTAGTGGTTCCGTCTTGCGCCGTGTACGCATCCCATCCAAGATCCAGTGTCGCTGAACTTGTTGTCCAGTTCACATAGGCTCTTGACAGTGCTAATAACACTCTCACTCTGCCAGCTGGTAGTTCGCCGATGGCGACTGAAGAAGTCGCATCGCCGGCACCATCCTGGTCGTGAGTGAAGAACATGACTCTTAATTTGCCGTGTTCCTCCGTAGTCTTATTATTAACAACAGGAGTTGCAGTACGGTTAGTATATTCAGTTGATTTCTGAGTAGTAACAGCCATTTATATCCTCCTATTATTCGTTGCACGGAATTTGGACTACTTTTTCCTCTTCCATTCGAGTGGCTCCAATGCTCATGCAGTAGTAAACTTGAGTGCTGTATGATTTATCAGCTCTCTCATCTATTCTTGCACTAACATCCTTGCCTATTGCGAGTTTAATCGCATCCTCGGTGAAAGCGAAACATAGCCTGTCATCCGTATAGGTTGAGTCAAGATTAAGCCTGTTTGACATAATAAACTTGAAACCAAGGAATGAATCAACTTGACCCATTGCTAAAGCCTTCACGGTATTATAGTCAGAGTTCTTAACCTCTGTAGTGTTAAGCAAATCCTCTATTTGGGTTGCTCCACACACTACATATCTTTTTAGTGATGGATCTACATCTTTGAGATCCAGTTTCTTCTTCGCATCCAAAAGTTTTGCAATGTTCAATCCAGTGGATTGATCTGATGTTGCATATTTTTGAGTGCTGGGGAGTGCCGTGGATGTCGATCCAGTTTCTCCCGTATAGGCAGTCGCATTAAATGCTGTGATGATAACGTCATCGATTGATCTTCCCATTGCCGCTGCTGCTGCTTTGGCATAAGTTGAAGTAGGATCAATCAGCATTCTTACTTTGTCCTGATCATCTATGAGATCAGCCCATTCGTAGTCAGCCAATGACACCCTTCTTCTTGAATGAGGAGTATCAATCTGCGGAGTGTCTGCGTGTCTACTTGACCTGACCTGGGCACTTGTCGCTCCGACTTGGTCGAAATAAGCATTCTTCCCGGTCACAGATTCCACATCCACAGCTTCACGCAAACGGCTACCCATTTGTTGTGCTAGCAGTTGTACATTATTTGAATATTGCTGTACAAAAGCCGTGGTAATTTCACTTGACATAATTGTCCTCCATTAGTGAAAAAATTAAAACGATAAGCTCCCTATCTCTATAGACTTAATCTGTATTTAACGATTAGTCATCGTGATGCTTTCATCATGTCAATGGAACCCGAAGGCTACTCCATGAACCAATATTTCTATCGGTTATCCCGTTACCGTTAATTCCATCAAACGAGCAACCTCATCAACGGCGCGTTGATGATTGGGATGATTTTTATCCCAGTACGGTTGTCCTTTGTTCATTAACGCATCAATTTCCTTTTGCGCCGCATTCGGTGTCATTATGTTTTCTTGCGGAGCTCCCTGAAGTTTATCTTCTGAAATAGCCTCCCCGATTTTAATGAACGCGCGAATGATCGCCGGATGGTTTCCTAAAGGCGTACCATCCGCCAACTTTGTTTCAAAAATTTCCGGATTTGCAAACTGCTTGGCAACGCGTTCAGCCAGTTGAATTTTACTGTCCGTTGCCTTGCCAAATTCTTTTTGTAAATCCTTGACAACGCCTTCCCTGTTGTCATTTAAAGTTATTTCCGCCTCCTTAACAACCGCCGCGTTCAATTCATCATAGAATTGTAAAATGCCTTGCGCTTGCTGCGGAAGCAAACCTAACTTATGTGATACTTCTTTAAAAGCGTTCAAGTTTGAACCGTCATCCCCTTCGGGAAGTTTATATTCAAATTCATATCCATCCGAAGTTTCCGGTCTGCCGAGCTTGCTATAAACCTGGTTCCAGTCCTCCTCGGTTCCGTATTTTCCCGGTAAGGCGATCTTATCCTTGCCCACCATTCCTTGTGCATGAATGAACCCCTTTGCCAGGGAATTTACATCATGTATGTCTTTGAGAGAAGTATCATCTCTTATATCATCTGGTAAACTATCCTTCCAGTTTATTTCAACTGGAGCTTCGCTTACAGACGGTTGAGATACTTGCTCTTCCGCTACCTGTGTGTCAGCCATATTTTACTCTTTCCTTAATTTAAAGTTTAAAAAATTATCAATGTGGAGGATAACATTACGCTGTCCTTCATTGAACGCAGCAGTGTTCGCATCTTTATTAAA